TGCAAACGCAAAGGTAAAAGGTTGACCAACAAAACGCTGTGTAAACAAAGCTGTGTCGGTCCAAATAAGAATAGAATCTCTACCACGTATTGCCCCTCTGATCTGTGATCCATCGGCTAGTCTCTGTGTACCAGCTGTATTAGTTGCTGTAGGTGTATATGTATTTATATCCTCTTGGTCTGAGAATCTAATAAACATGTCATCTTGTGTTGATGTATCTCCAATAGTTGTTTCTGTTCCAAAAAATACTAAGTGTCTATCCGGTGTAGATACTAACATGTGACGCGATGCTGTTGGCGCACCTGATATAATACTTGCTCTTGTATTTTCTGCATTTGATGCAGCAGAGTTCCATTCAAACACAGCGCTATCGTGAATTAAACAAATAGCTTTGTCACCAAAATTATCTAATGACCACATACCAGGTTCTAATACTAAGTCACCTGATGCTGCCTCACCCCATGCTACAAAGTCTGTTGTATTTGTTACAGTGTCTCCACCATTGTGAGCAGAGGCTGTTGTCCCTCTTACTTCTCTTGTTACACCTGTTAATTCATTAGATGCACTTATACCTGTGTAAGATATTTCTTCGTCGTTTATTTTAATAATACTAGTTCCTGTGCTTGGAAACAAAGAAGCGTCCGTTAAAATAATTCCTGTTGTAGTAGAACTGTTAATACCTGATGTAATAGTTGTTGTTGCAACTCCTGTTGCTGTTCCTCCCCATGATCCAAGAGACCAACCAAAACCTTTTGCTTGTACAGCTGGACCCACAGGGTAGTAGTGTTGAACTCTAATACCACCAGATGTTGTTGCACCAGACCCTGCTTCGTTTGATGGCATCGTAATCGTAACAGTTGTACTTGATGGTACACTAGTTACCATAAATTTTTTATCATTAAAATCTGCTGCCGCAAAATTAGAATTAGTAATTGATGAAAAGTTATCTAATAAAATTATATCGTTTTCATTTATGTTGTGAGATCCACTAAAAGTTATCGTAACAACAGCTGATCCGTTAGTCGTGGTAAACGCACTTGTAAGCGTTGTTGTAGATTTAATTGGATGTATGTCGTAAAATATACCACCAGAGTATGCGTATAAAATTCTGTTTGTTCCAATGATTGCATACTTTCTGCTTTTACTGTTTATAAAATGATGAAGTCCTCTACCAGCTCCAGTTAATTTACTGTCCCCTAGTTGTCTCCAACCACCTATTTTTTCAGGTGTGCCATATCTAAATCTAACATTATCACAGTCTATCCACTGTGATTCTGCTCCAGTAGCTGTAACTTGTTTATTGATTCCAGGTGCAAAACCTATTTTTTGTAGCATACGACTCCATTATAATACTATTTTACAAATGAAGGTAGACCTAGCATTGGTCTTCCATCAAACTTGTTTTTGTCTGCAAATGGGCCATTTACATGATTATAATGTAGAAATACTTGGCCACAAATGTTCCCGTCAAAAGGCTCTCGCCAATGTTCGAGTTCGCAACCACTATATACTAGCATATCTCCTACTTCAAGCAAGACTTTAGTCCCTTTGGGTGCATTGGGCTTGTGTATGTTTTTATACTCGTCTATGACGCTGTTAGCCCCCGTACCGTCGATAAATATAGGCCATGGATCTCCACCTAGGTTTATCGTAGTAGATATCTCACAAGAAGGTCTGTCTTTATGTCTTTTTAATTCATCACCTTTTTTATAAGCTCTTGCATAAGAATAAGTTGGTATTAATTGTAAGCCTGTTTCTTCTTGCATTCTAGGTAATACTTTCATTAACAAGGTTTCCATAACCATATCTGCATAATGTGAATAAGTATTAGGTATTTGTTGATCTGTCCAAGTACCCAACATTCCTGTATCGGCTACAATATTATTACTATACATAAACTCAACTGCATCACGTTTTAGTAAAAAATAGTTAAATATAAAATTAGCTAAATCATAACTAATTGCACCTTTGATTATTTGATATTTATTGAAAGCCATGTTGTATAAAATTAAAACTTACTGATATTCTTATATCATTTGATTGATTGGGTTCAACACTATGCCAAAGATAAAAAGGAAACATTATAATTCTACCTTCTTTAGGTTCTAAATGAACTTCTCTCCATAAATGTTTTGGTGGTCTACCTTTTTTTCTTATTGGCATATTTAATTGAACTCCTGGTCTAGGATCATTACAAACTAAATTACCAGATTCTTTTGGAGCTTTTATATAATAGACCCCACTAAATAAACTATTGGGGTGTATGTGTGGAGCGTTAGAGCCGCCTGGTGGATTTATATTAGCCCACATATTACCTAACACAGGTTCTCTGTCTAACCATTCTTCTTTCCATATATCATTCATCATTACAAACAATTCATTTACTAAAGGTTGATACACAGGCATCTTATGCATTTCTGTTGTAGAGTGCCAACCATTACGATTTGTTTTTTTAATACCTGGATCTCGTTTAGACCACTCAACTATTTCATTAGCAAATAATTGATTATCTAATTTTATGTCTTTGCCATATATAGTTGTTGGAAAAAATTGTTCTTTAATCATCTAAAAGGTTTACCTCCAAACCAAACTACGAGAGATCTTCTTACACCTCTTGTTACTGGTTGTACTCTATGATTTATAAAAGATGCAAAACAAATTGCATGTCCTTGTTTGAGTTCTCCAAATTTACCTGGAGACATTAATTCTAAGTGTCCACCTTCAAACTCTGATGGATCACTTAATAGTAGTGTCATTGATATTTTTCTTACAGGTGGTTCGTGTTGCATGTGTACATCACAATCCATATGCCAATCATAAAAACCGCCTTCTGGATATTCTGTAAATTGAGCTTGTTCTGTAACTTGTATGTCTCCAAAACCAAAATGGTTTTCGTTGGCTGCTTGTATAAATTTATTAAGGTCTTGATACATGTGACCCATTTCTTTAAACGGTATCCAAGATATTGTTGTAACTCTTTTATTTGTATCTGTGCCACCTTCAGGTCTATTCATACCTACCTTCGCTTGTTGTGGTGGTTGACGTCTACCACATTCTATAATTTGTCTACATTGATCTGGTGTAAATAATGGTGTTGTTGTTTGTATTATCCAACTCTTCCATTTGGGTTCTGTTATAATTTTATTTTCGTACATTAACTTGCTCCTCTATTTCTAATTGGATCATATTCAACATCCATGTTTGCTGCAAGAGTTCTTCTATACCCTGGTCCGTTAAAAGGATATACACAATGTCTCATGTCGTATGGAAAAATATAAAAATCTCTTTCAACAATATTAGGTTGATAATCTATTTTTGCAAACTGACCAGAGGCTGATCCTAATATTTGTAGTTTACCATTTTGTGGTTCATCTGGTGATGAATATTCAACACCGAAACTTTCAGGTAATTTTAAAATCATAACACTAGATAAACCTGTATGTATAGTTCCTTGATGCACGTGCACTGGATTGTATTCATGTTCAAACATTTGGTTTATCCAAACAGAATTAAAATGTAAGTTGTATTCTCTAATTTTGTTCCATTCTAAATAATGTCTAAACATAGAATGAAACCAGACTAAAACATCTCGTGGTAATAAATTATGTCTAGTCATTCTAGGACCATCTTGACCATCATAAAATAAACTGTGTTCTTTTTCTATTTTACCAACAAGTTGTTTATTAGCAGGTTTTAATTCAGGATATTTATTTTCATATATTGAATTAAGCACATAAAATATTTCTAAAGGTACTTTATACTTTAAAATAGATTGCCCTAAAAATACAAAATCAAATTTATTCTGGCTTAGATCCGAGGTCATTTGTTAGTTGTTCTTTCTTATTGTAAATCATTTCTCCTGATTTTTTAACTCTTTCTATTGTTTTTAATTGACCTAACACATTAAATATTTCTGGTTGTGAAGAACCAGATGATAATGTTTCTGCTTTATTTTTCATAATGTGATGATAAGATTCTAATTGGTGTCTGTTAACATCTTGAGTGTCAAATGATCCATCATCAAACTCTTTCTTTAACGTAGACCAAAGTTTAATTTCTCTCATACGATCTTTAGCAACTAATTGCATATTAGCTAAACCGTATCTAGCTTCATCTAAATCTATTTGATATTTAGTTAATTTATAATCGTCTTTTTCAGTTTCTATTTTTTTCTCTAACCATTTAATTTTTGCTTCTTGTCTTCTACATTCAAAAGATAAACTCATTAAGTTTTCTAAAAATACATTTTGTTCTCTAACACACTGCCAATACTTCGCAGCTTTTGTTGGATATTTCATATCTTGAAGAACAGACATTCTCATTTCTGTTTCTGTTCTAAATACTTGTTTCTT